TAAATGAAAAGTTAGTTGGAGTAGCTTGTTATGGTGACCCGGTTGGTAGAAACGCCGGAGCATCTATTTCAGAATTACTACCTAGAGATGGTGTGTTGGAATTGACACGCCTTTTTGTATTTGATGGGTATGGTAGTAATATTGAGAGTTGGTTCGTTGGAAGAACATTTGATTGGTTAAGAGAAAACGCACCACACATCAAAGCCCTAATATCGTATTCAGACCCAAACGCTGGGCACTTAGGAACGGTATATCAAGCTACCAATTGGATATATCAGGGTAACAAAATCAGGTGGTCCGATAGTTGGAGTTTCAAATGGAGTGAAGATGATGAATGGCATCATTCCCGAACATCTTATGTGAAGTACGGAACGAATGACCCGAAGATAATTCAGACAATGGTTACAAGCCCATTCTGGATTAAAAGAGAACCCCGTAAGCACCGATATGTGTACATTCTAACCAAAGATAAAAGGGAACGTAAAGCACTCTTAAAATCACTTAAACATGAGGTCTTACCCTATCCAAAGGTGGAGTTGGATATAATTGATGAGGTATATAAGATGGACCCGATAGATTTGGTAGAATCAAAATAATTTCGTATATTTGTAGATATGGCAGCAGCTAAATTACCACCGGAAAAACCACGTAAATTTGAAGTGGTGTATAAAGATGATGATGGTACTGAATCTATTTGGAAATATGATTTAGATAAATTCCCAAATGGACCAATATCAACTGAAACAAAATATCCGGCGGGTTATATGAAAGAATTGAAGCAGAAGCAAAAGTTAGCAAAGTTGGAAAAGAAACAATCAATTTTGGAAAAAGCAAAAGCAGCAAATGAAGTTAAAAAAGGATAAAGACGGTTATTACATAATTGATAGTTGGGAGAAGTTGGAAGAATGGCAGAAGATGACAAACCTAACGCCGGCTGAAAAAAAGAAATTAAAAAAGGAGTTGGAAAATAATCCACCAACAACTAAAAAAGATAAAAAGAAATTTTGGTAAATGAAAGTAGAAGGTAAACAATATTGTGATGTAAGTAAAGTGTACATCGCACCAATAGCTAAGAATATCGCCAAAGATATTATTGTTCAGAGGCACTATACGCATGCTTGGACATCATGTCGTTATGCATTAGGTATCTATTACAAATCTGAAGATGCTATGACATTTGATGGTGATAAATTGATTGGTTGTATTATTTATGGATTTCCTGTTGGAGCAAAAGCAGCAACATCGGTTTGTGAAGGATTGACTAAAGATAACATTTTAGAACTGACCCGTTTGTATTGTGATGATGGATATGGTTCTAATATTGAATCATATGCAATCTCACAATCGTTTAAGTGGATAAAAGAAAACGATAAAGCAATTAAACTATTACTATCATACGCTGATGCCGGACAACAACACTTGGGAGCAATATATCAAGCTACCAATTGGATTTATCAGGGTATTTCATCTGATATTGCATTGATGCCAAATTGGGGTATCTCTTTGCAAGAAAATCCTTATAAATGGATTCATAGTAGAACGGTATTCAGCCGTTGGGGTAGTGGTAACTTAGAACATCTAAAGAACGAAATTGGTAAAGAGGGATATAGATATTTTTGGAGAAGGATGGAGCCACCAAAGCACCGATATGTACAATTACTTCCGCAAGATAAGAAGGAGAGAAAGGCTATGATGAAAGCATTGAAACATCCTATTAAACCATATCCAAAAAGTGCTACGGATTTCAACACCGAAGTGGTTAGACACGAAACTAACTATGTAGCACCTGAAGGTACTGAAAACTATTGGTAATCATAACTCATTGATAATCAATCACTTATAATAAGTTTTTGCTATATCAAAAAATATTCGTATATTTGTATCGTATTCATTGTAAACATAAGATTCTCACCTTGAATACTAATTAATTTTTTGAGAATCGAATAAATCTTTTTAAGATGAAAGTAAAAGCACAAATGGCAAGTATTAGTGCAGCCATTGATACCCAACTTTCGCCTAAAGAAATTTCACAATTGGCGGAAAAGTATCAGAACAACGTAAAAGAAGTGGTTGACTTCCTTAATCAACCCGAGAATATCCAACTCGTACAAAGTGGTAAAGAAGGTTCTATAATTAGAACTATTGAAATTCCGTTGGGATTTTTGGTTTATTGGCCAAAGGATATGGTAGAAACTGGTGGTATCATTTTTGAATATTGGCATATTCAAAACTCACCATACAATCGTGACCCTTTTCTCAATGATGAAAAAACCTTAGTTGATAAGGTGGCCTATGTAATTAGGTATTTATATGGAGTAGCCGATTTCAATCTATTACCGGCATCCATAATTTCAAATCCAATAAACAAACCGGATGCATCTATTCAGATGTCAAATTGCGTATTAGCAAAAGATAGAGGTCACTTTATGACTGTATGGTATTTGTTTATAAATAAAGGGATTGAGAAATCAGAAAAGTTTTGGAAGCAAGTTGCTTTTAAACTTCAATTAGAAAATAAAAACTACGCATTTACAAAAGAATTAAAAGAATTTGCAGATGGTGGTTTATTGAAAACAATTTCTTCCCTTAAAGAAAAAGGTGTTAAAGAGTTTTCTTTACAACAAATTGTTCCAACATATTATTATAATAAAATTTATACCAAAAAAGAGACAATTAAAATAAGTCTTGAAACGTTAGAAACTCATAAATCTGAAATTGTTAAAATTAACAATGATGATAATAAGTGGGAGCCACACAACTATGGTATGGTTGAATTAACTCAAGAACTTATTCATAATCAGTCTTGGGATTATAATCCATATTCTGTAGAATCCGCTTGTGCAGAGAGTAAATTATGTAATGGTAAGTTACATTTATTATCATCTATACGTCATAATAATTATTCTGGATTTCAAACTGAAGTTTTATTATTGAAATATTGTGCTGATTTAAAGCATGATTCAAACAAAAAGTTTGAAAGCCATCTTCTTTACAAAGAATATGCAGGTTGTAGCAAAAAAGAAAGAGGTTCTCTTTACCAACTTATATTTACAAAACGTATTACAACTGAAAAAATAAAAGCAGAACTTTCTGAAATAGAAGAAATAGCATCTTCTGATGTTTGGGAACGTCTTGATTTGGCATTAGAAAATGCTAAAGAAGTTTATAAAGGTAAAGGTGGTATTAATTTAAACGCATTTGATAAGTTTAAACCATCAAGCCTCGATACAGGACTTACCTATATTAGATTAGTACAATGTGTTATGGCAGCGCTTAAAGCAAGAGGTTCTGTTTTTTCTTTAAAAGAATATGCAGAGCTTGTGGGTAACCATATTATAAATGTGGTGAATGACCATAACTCATTTTTTTCCAATATTGATTCTACAACAAAATCTTGGAAAGGTAGATTTGAAAAATTCTTTTATATTTGGTTTGATGAAATAAAAACAATTCAGGAGAAAGAATTAGGACAAGCAGGAAGTGAAGATTATGTGAGAAGACTTCATATTAAAAATCTTAAATCTAAAGGATTATCAAATAAATTTAAGATGTATGATAGAAGAAGTGAAAACTTGTGGGAAATTGTAGAAATTGATTTAGATGCAAAACCATCAAAAAGTGGACTTCAACTTTGCCACTTTAAAGCATCCAAAAACCTAAGTGTAGAAAACACTTTTATGGGACCTTCTATGGATAATAATTTTCAAGGTAATAAGAACCTTCCAAAAAATTATCTTAAACAATCTTTCCTAAAAGATTTTAAACAAAAGGTAGGAATCACAACTGAAAATGCTGAAGCTTGGGTAAATACTCAAAAGTTTTGTGAAGCGTTTTAAAAAATATGGGGAGATAAAACTCCCCATTTATTTTGCTATATCAATTAAATTTACTATCTTTGTAAAATGAAAGTATTAATAATTCCGAATTATACAAATTTCGGACAAGAGAAGGACATCAATAGAGATTCATTCCTATTGGTGTTCAAATCTTTTCTGGACAATACAAAAATCGGTAAGGAGTGGCAATGGATACTACCTTACCCAGACTTAAACAATCACCCTGGCATTATCAATCAATTTGAATATCCAAATGTAATCTTAGTAAAGATGGATGGGTTAGATTGCTTTCCCCCAAAAATGAGAGTGGATTATCCGCACAAATTTTTTGATAGGATTATTGAAAAATACAATGGTGAATTCAATTTGATTTGGTCACATTTGCCTGAATGGACTAATGAGTTTAAAATAAGCCGTATCTATAATAAAACACAACCTATCATTGGTTATTGCCATTGGTGGGAAATAAAAGATAATGGTGCTAGAGATGATAACTCATTTTGGAGAAACATAAAAGGTACACTTAATATGAAGGTGTGTGGTGTAAACTCACAATGGGTTAAGGAGTTAGTTCTAAAAAGAGCAGCTGAAGATTTTCAACCACATATTATTGAGAAGTTGGATAAGATTATTCAACCTTGGTATTTGGGATGTGATACGGCAACTACATCAAAAGGATTCAAACCTAAAACAATTGTATTCAATCATAGAGAAGGTATATACACAGGCTCAGAATGGTTCTTTGAAACTATGGATGAGTTGTGGAAAGAAAGACAAGATTTTGAAGTATGGACATCTTTGAAACAATTAAATAAACCATACACAAAATATATAGGACACGCTGATAGAAATGTGTATATGAACCAATTATCAGAAGCCCATTTTGGAGTAGGTTGTTTCCAAACTTATTCTGCGTGGAGTATGAGTACAACTGACGGTCTAAGTTTAGGTGTACCATATTTATTACCAAATGGGTTATGCTATCCCGAAATGGTTGGTAAAGATTATCCTTTGTTGTACAATGGTAAAAAGGAATTTAAAGAAATGGTGATTAAGTTATTAGATGGTGAAATAGAAAGACCGAATGTAACTAAAATAGCAGAATCCTTATTGTGGGAAAACCAACTAAAGAGTTGGGATATAGAAAATAACTTTGTGAATATCGCAAGAAAAACGTTTGATTAATGTATCAGAATTGTTACTACCAAAGAGAGAAAAATTTAGTGCATATTTGGGATGATAAATTAGGTTATCGCACATTCCCATATAGTAGGTATGCTTATGAGAAAGCTGATAGAGGTGAATACGTTTCTCTTTATGGTGATAGACTTACTAAGATATGGAAATTTAAAAAAGATGATCCTGAATTATTTGAATCGGATGTGCCGGAAACAACTAGAGTATTAGTTGATACATATACCGATTCCGATATTCCATCGGAAGGGCACATTACACTTACATACGATATTGAGGTTGAAATGGAAAGTGGATTACCTGATATGGAAAAGGCTGAGAATGAATTAACCGCTATCGGTTTGCATGATTCTGCAACTGACCACTTTTGGGTATTGATTATGGATAAAGCCGGTAAGATGAAAGAAAGTAATACCGGTAACCGAACTGTAATTCCATTTAGAGATGAGAGGGATATGATTCTAAAGTATTTGGAATTGTATGAAATGATAAATCCAACAATTGTAACTGGTTGGAACATTGATTACTTTGATACTCCATATTTGTACAATCGTATTAAAAGATTATTAGGTGCTAAGCACGCTAATAGATTATCACCAATAGGTGAGTGTTTCTGGTCACCATATCGTAAGAGATTCTTTATGGCAGGCGTATCCTATTTGGACTACCTACAACTATATCGTACATACACCTATTCAGAATTGGATAACTATCGTTTGGATAGTATTGCTATGAAAGAATTGGGTAGAGGTAAGGTTGAGTATAAAGGTAATTTGGATGAATTGTTTAAGAATGATATTGATAAGTTCATTGAGTATAACTTGATTGACGTTGACCTCGTAGTTTCATTGGATAGAAAATTACAATTTATTGACCTTTGTAGAGGTATATGTCATGCCGGTCACGTTCCATACGAAGATTTTGTTTATTCATCAAAGTATTTGGAAGGAGCACTTTTAACCTACCTTAAACGTAAGAACATTGTAGCACCTAACAAACCTGCGGATAGGCAAGAACGTATGGAAGCTATTAGAGAAAATCACGAAGAGAAATTTATCGGAGCATATGTTAAGGCACCTATCGTTGGTAAGTATGAATGGATATATGACTTGGACTTAACTTCACTATACCCATCAATCATTATGACTGTAAACATCAGTCCTGAAACTAAGATTGGTAAGATTAACGATTGGGATGCTCAAAAGTTTATGAAGGGTGAGGTTGATATGTACACAATTGGTGATAGACAAATCACAAAAGAAAACCTAAAGAAACTATTTGAAGAAGCAAAATGTTCGGTAGCATCAAATGGTGTATTATATAAAACCGATAAGCCGGGTTGTATCCCTGATATTTTGGATTTATGGTTCAATCAACGTGTTGAGTTCCGTAAGTTAGAGAAGAAGTTTGGTGAGGCTGGTGATAAAGAGAAGTATGCATTCTATAAGAAACGTCAGCTTGTACAAAAGATTCTTCTTAACTCTTTGTATGGAGTATTAGGATTACCTGCTTTCCGTTTCTATGATGTGGATAACGCTGAAGCGGTAACACTAACAGGTCAAACCGTAATTAAATCAACTGCGGATATGGCTAACATTAAATACAACAAAGAGTTGGGAACTAAAGATGGTGATTATAATATCTACATTGATACTGATTCTGTATTCTTTTCAGCAGTACCTATATTAGACCATAGATTTCCTGATTGGAAAACAAAAGAAGATGGTGAGATTGCATTGTTAGTAGATGGTATAGCTGGTGAAACACAAGACTTCTTAAATAAGTTTTACGATGTGTTAGCTGAAAAGATATTCAATGTAGCAAAAGAAAAGCATCGTTTCCAAATTAAGAAAGAGTTCGTTAGTAGAAGTGGTATTTGGATTGCTAAGAAAAGATACGCTCAATGGATTGTGGCTGAAAATGGTATTCCGATGGATAGATTGGATGTGAAAGGTTTGGACGTAGTACGTTCATCATATCCGGCCGAGTTCCGTAAGTTTATGAGTGAAGTTCTTATTCAGATTCTAAAAGGTGATAGTGAAGAAATTCTTACTGATAAGATTCAGGCATTTAAGAAAGCATTAGCATCAATGGATGTAACTTCTATTGCAAAGAATTCAGCTGTAAAGGAATTATCAAAGTACATGCCTAAAAAACCAACGGCAATGTTCCAATTCGCATCAGCAACTCCTGCACACGTTAAAGCAGCAATTGCACATAATCAACTATTAGTACACTTTAAGTGTCCATCTAAATACGAACCAATGAGAGATGGTGATAAAGTTAAGTGGGTATATCTAAAACAAAACCCATATGGATTGGATGGGTTGGCATTTAAAGGATATAATGATGCACCTGAAATTATGGAATTGGTGACAAACTATGTTGATGTGGATAAGATTTTTGAAAGGGAGTTATTGAAGAAATTAGAGGATTTCTATGGAGCATTGGGTTGGGGAGAGGTATTATCAGCAGCTAAAACCGCTGAAAAGTTTTTCTCTTTTTAATTTGGTGGATTGAATAATTTTTCGTATATTTGTATTTCTAAACTTTAAACTATAAAAAGTATATTATGAACAAAAGTAAATTTGATGGTTTTATCAATCGTTATAACCTTGGTGGTGAGATTGAATCCGTTATGATTAAAGCCGATGGAAAGAACCTTTCAGTAAGAATGATTTCAGATGACAAAACTCTATTAGGTGATGTTACTGTAGCTGAGAAAGATTTTCCAAAAGGTGAATTCGGTATCTATACTACATCTCAATTAAAAGGATTGTTGAGTGTATTAGATGAAGCAATTACAGTTGAAGAAGCAACTGGAGCAGTTAAGTTCTCTGATAAAGGAACTAAGGTACAATATATGTTAGCAGCTCCTTCAGTAATTCCTGCGGTACCTGATTTGAAGGCTTTGCCTGAATTTGATGCAGAGATTACATTGAATGATGATTTTATTAATAAGTTCATCAAATCAAAAGGTGCATTGGCTGATGCCGATACATTTACGTTCACTTGTAAAGGTGGAAGTGGTGAAGTTATTTTAGGTTATTCTTCAATTAACTCAAACCGAATTTCAATCGCAGTGGATTGTAAATGCAAAGAAGATATTGAACCAATAGCTTTCTCAGCAAAGTATTTGAAAGCAATTTTAACAGCTAACAAAGGTTCTAAAACATCTTCACTAAAGATTTCATCTAAAGGATTATCACACGTATCATTTACTGATGGTGATTACACTTCAAACTATTACCTCGTAGAAATTAAGTAATTATGAGCTTTTGGGATACCGAACCACAAAAACCTGTCTTTGACTTTGATACTGAAAAAACAAAGTTAAAAGAAAACATGGATTATCTAATGACGATGTCTGTGCAGGAGCAGACTTTATACAAAAAGTGGGTAGAGTTGCAAGACCCTACAATGATTCAGGCCAAATCCCAAATCGCAGCTTACTATGATTCTCAATGGAGGCCAACTAATATCAACGATAAGGAGCTAACGATAAAAGAAATTGAATCGTTAGACCCTTACGTTGAAATTGTTGAAGATGCCAAAGAGGCAACGAAGTGGTCACAAATCCGCCGAATGATTCATACAATGGATTTCACAGCAAATCCCGGCCGTAATGTTAAGATTAATGTTAAGGATAGGATAAGTGGAAAGTTATTGGGGCAAATCTCTTTAGCATCTGATGTAACCGCATTGGGTGTGAGAGATAACTACATTGGTTGGACTAAAGATGATAAGTTTGTAAAAGGTAAGTTGAATAATACAACTATCGCTTCTACAATCGTATGTACTCAACCATTGGGCTATAACTTCTTAGGTGGTAAGTTAATTGCTATGATGACTACAGTACCTGAAGTAAGAGAGTATTGGAAAAAGAAATATGAGAATGTACTTATAGCAGTAGGTACAACTTCACTATACGGAATTCATTCTCAATACAATGGTATTCCACTATTCAAAACATTAGGTGAATCAGCTGGTAAGATTAGTATTAAGCCGGATGATAAGTACTATGACCCTTGGCATCAATGGTTAAAGGAAAATCGTGCAGATTGGTACAAAGAAAATATATCAGATGAGAGAGCTCGTAATGGTGCTAATATGGGATACGAAGCTAATGGACCTGTGAGTGGTATCAAACAAAAGATATTAGGACAAATCTTTAAAGAGTGTGGTATTAAGGCAACTGAATATCATCACGGATTTAAAAGAGGTGTATATATGGCTATGATGTATGAGAATGGTAATGATTTCCTTTGTGATAGAATTACTGAAGACCAATTGGTACTAAAAGATAAATTTAAGCAAGGTGTGGATTACATCAACAAATGGTGGAAGAAGCACGCAATTAGTAGATATACAAAACTGCACGAAGAAGGCAGATTAAAACCTGAACACTTATTTTACATAGATGCTATTGGTATGAGTTGGGAAGAAATGAAAGAAAAGTATTTAGGTGAAGTAGGAAGATAAAACAAAAAAATATAAAAATGGAAAACGAAAAATTAGAATCAAAAGGTGTAGCAAAAATAGAAACACCAAAAAAATTAGAGCAATGTGAATGGGTTTTTCAATTTGATAATGATGAACCACAAGTGTTTGCTTGGACAAGTGAAGAAATGACAGAAGAAGACCCAACAGTAACATTTACAATTGATAATACTGAAGGTGCATATATTTCATTTACACATAAGCAATCGGGAAAAGTATTTAAATTATTTGCAAGAGAATTATCAGAAGAAGGATTGAGATTGAGAGAATTTCAGAAAAAGCAATCTGAGGCTTTCAAAAATGATTTAGAAAATTTTGACCAAAAAATGGAAGAATATGGAAGTGAAAATAAAGAAGCTTAATCCTAACGCAGTAATTCCATCATATGCCAAAGCTGGTGATGCTGGTATGGATTTAGTAGCAACATCGGTTATATCAGATACACCTGAGCAAATTACTTATGGTATGGGTATTGCCTTAGAAATTCCTGAGGGATTTGTAGGATTAATATTTCCTCGTTCATCGGTTAGAAAGACTGGATTAGATTTGAGTAATGCAGTTGGTGTAGTTGATAGTGGATATAGAGGTGAATTGCAAGCTACATTTAATAAAGTATTTGGTGGTGACCGTTTTTACGATGAAACCAAAATTACTGAAATAACATCGCATGATTTCTATAAAGTAGGTGATAGAATTGCACAAATAATGATTATACCATATCCACCAATTGAATTTACGGAAGTAGATGAACTTTCAGATTCGGAAAGAGGTGAAGGTGGATTTGGTTCAACTGGAAAATAATAAAAATATGTTTGAATATCAAGAAGAAAGTGTAAACCACACATTGTGGACTGAAAAATATAGACCAATTAAATTGGATGATTATGTGGGCAACGAACACTTAAAAACAAAAGTTGCAGGATATTTGGAAAGTGATGATATACCACATTTACTATTATTTGGTAGAGCTGGTACTGGTAAGACTACGCTTGCTAAGTTAATCGTAAAATCAATTGATTGTGATTATATGATTATCAACGCATCGGATGAGAACAACGTTGAGATGGTTAGAACGAAAGTTAAAAACTTCGCATCTTCAATGGGCTTCAAAAAATTCAAAGTTATCATTTTGGATGAGTTTGATTATATGAGTAAAGAAGCTCAGGCAATCCTTCGTAACTTAATGGAAACATTTAGTGCACATTGCCGATTCATTTTGACTTGTAACTATGTAGAAAAAGTAATCGAACCAATTCAAAGTAGATGTCAATCTTTTCAAATTGTACCACCAACTAAAAAGGATGTGGCAATTCAGATGAGTAAGATTTTGAAAGCTGAGAGTGTAGAGTTTGACCCAAAGGATTTAGTTCCAATTATTGACGCTAGTTATCCTGATATTCGTAAAGTAATCAATACATGTCAATTAAATTCTACAAAAGGTAAATTGAAAGTAGATGTTCAGAACCTTTTGGAGAATGATTACAAAATGAAAGTTTTGGATATTCTAAAATCAAATGATGACAGAAGAAACAAATATATGAAAGTTAGACAGGCTATCATAGATTCTAAGGCAAATGATTTTTCGGAATTATATACTTTACTTTATGATAAGGTGGATGAATATGGTGGTGATAACACATCAGGCGTTATACTTTATTTAGGAGAAGCGGTAGCAAATTCTTCTTTAGCAAATGATAAGGAAATTATCGCAGCAGCTACATTAATTAAAATTTTAAACGTAATATAAAATGGCAAACATTATCGGAGCAGGCGAAATGCCTCAACAACCACAACCAAAAGTGGATATATCAGCATCGGTACCTGTGCATTGTGAATGTGGTGGTAAAACATTTTTACCAGCTATGAAGATGAGAAAATTATCTAAGTTAGCATATGGTGGAGACCAGGATATGATGATACCTTTTGAAGTATATCTTTGTGGTGATTGTGGTGCAGAGCAAGAACTTATGAAACCGGTTCAACTAAGAGCATTAGAACAAAAGGATAAATTACAAGCATCAGAAACTCGTTCATTAGATTTAGAAATGGATACAAATGCCTAAAACATTATTTGACCACCTTAATGCAATAACTCAAGATAAAGACCCAAAGTATTGGGATAAACTTGAAGAGTCTGATAAAAAGACATGGAGTAACTTTATGATACTCCGTTTTCTTTCTATGAAGCCTGAATGGGTTGAATTGATTGCTGATATACAACCTTACTTACAAAATGCACCTCGTAGAGCAATGTATTTGGCTTTAATAGGATTGATTCCTAAGAGTAGGGCTTTCTTAAAATATATGAAACCAGCTTCAGCAGATAAATACGAAAGTTGGGTTATTGAGTTAGTTGCAAAGTATTATGAAGTATCTCAATTAGAAGCTGAAGATTATGTTCATATACTTTATCAAACAACCGCAGGTAAGCAACACATCAAAGAAATTGCGGAGGCTTATGGTACTGACCCTAAGCAAATTACTAAATTAAAACTCAAAGTTTAATTTGGTATATTCACCATTTTTTCGTATCTTTACATTATGGCAAAAGTATCATTTTCGCAGTACTCAATGTGGAGTAGCTGCCCGCAACAATATAAGTTAAATTACATAGATAAGTTAGGTGAAAGTTCAGGTAACATTCACACTATATTTGGTAGTTCAATGCATGAAACTATCCAACACTATCTATCAGTAATGTATGGTGTATCCAAAAAGCAGGCTGATGAGATTGACTTGAATAAGTTATTGTTGGATAGGCTTAAAGAAAACTTTACTAAAGAAAAGCAAGCTCTTAGTGAAGGTACACCTTGTACACAAATTGAGTTAGAAGAATTTTATGGTGATGGTAGAAGAATCTTAGAGTGGTTAAAGAAAAACCTTAATAAGTTTTATT